GTGGAGAAATTCTTTTTCCCAATGAAGTAATCACACCAGCTATCGGTGACATCACACAATTCAGAGTGTCATTCTATAATTCATACGATGGATCGTGGGCATTCCAGCAATCATCAGATGGGCTACGACTATGGTGTTTGAATGGCTGCACTACGCCAGCCACCATAGCTAAGACATGGGCCAAGCACACCACCAATGTCAGTGTTGAAGGCTCATCTCACAAAATACTACAGGGCCTTGCAATATTCCGTGACCAAGAGGACGTGTATAAAAACTACATAACATCCAAGGTTACACCTGATGATGTAGAGAATTTCTTTCGCAAGACACTATGTCATGTGAAGACACGCAGTAAACAAGACAAGCACAACGACAAGCGCTTGGAAGAACTGCTTAAACTATATGACGTTGAGGCAGACACGTTAGGCCAGAACAAGTGGGCCTTGTATAATACTATGACCTACTGGGCTACCCACACTGGTCAAACCAAATCACCTGAGAACACACGGCGTATCCGTGAGAATGAAATCGCAGTAGCAATAGAAAACATGAGGTTCTTATGATTGATCTATCAGCACACAGAGTAGTTAAGATCACTGCTCAACGCAATTGGTACAGCTCGTGCCAAGTTGTCGAGCTAAAGATTACTAACGATGAAGGCCAAGACTTCAAGGCTTCATTGTTCAGCAATGATACAGTGATGCCAATGAAAATAGAATGGATTGATGGAAGGGATTACCGCGATGAAGTTAAGTAGAAAACACTTTGAATTTATTGCTGATAACATGGGGGCCACCGCAACGTGGCCCACTCAGATAGAAATGTGGGCTGATGCCCTAGAAAAAACTAATCCAAAGTTTAACCGTGAGAAATTTGTTGACCGAGCTGTCGCAGCATGGGAGAAAAACTATTCTATATCGGAGATAGACGATGAGATCAGGTATTAAAAAGGGGAGCGGTTCAGTTCCTATGCTGTACTGCAAAACCTGTGATGGAGAGAAGGAGATACAAGTTGAATATGGCGTTGAAGACTATGTCAATGGAGGATACCTTGCCCTTAGATGGGTCGAGTGCGAAGATTGCAACGGCAGTGGTGTTGCTGAAGCGCAGCAAGAAACAGAAACAGATTCTTATTTCAATTAAGTTACTCAAGATGCGCGGTGAATCTGTAACTAATGCTAGAGTTGGAGAGATGTGTAAGATGCACCACCCTAGATGCCGTGCATTAATCTTTCAGCTTGAAGAAAAGAACTTTGTTACAACGGTATCTAAGTATGCAGAGAGCCGATCAGCTACCGAGTTTTATCTAACACCATTAGGTGAAGAGATTCTTAGGCTAGCAATAGCTTGACAATCACTGCATTAGTGCAGATATTGCAAGCATGAAAAGCTATTATGAAATACTTATAAACACAGCCAAGGATGCTGACGTGTCCTTGGCTCAAGCCTTTGGCTTTGGTGGTGTGCCATCGTCAACTTACTATCGAACCCTTCATGGTGCAGAGCTGCGCTTTGAAACTGCTGAGAAGGTGATGAAAGCAATTGAGAAACTTTCCGCATTACAAAGACACCGTGCCAATCTCGCCGACATACGCAAGAATGGTGGCAACCCTCGCAAATTTGCGAAATGAACAGGGTGTATCACAAGAAGAACTCGCGCATAAAATTGGATGCGCTAGCTCACTCGTCCACAAGTGGGAACAATTCAAACGTGTTCCCTCTGGCTTCATGTTTGTGTGCTGGTTAGATGCGCTCGAAGCTGAAGTACAGATTACAAGAACACAAATCCAAGTGTGATGCTTGTAATAAAATGGTAGACAACTTCGTCTGCTTCTTGGTTGATATTAATCCAGATAAACATAACACAGTCTGCATGGACTGTTATGAGGACAACACATGGCAAACAAGAATAGCAGCAAAGGAACCTACCATGAGAAGTGGTTCGTCTCGTGGCTCAATTCAATCGGAGTTAAGGCGAAGAGACAACCGCTTAGTGGAATCTTGGGAGGAGAGTATAGCGGCGACATCCGCCTCGAACTCAACGGACATTCCTTGGTAGGTGAGGTTAAGTACCGTGACCTATCTGGATTCCCTAGCCCCTTCACTGTCCTAACTAAGAGGGACATTGCCTTCTATAAAAGACGGAGAGGAACTCCGCAAACTTTAGTTATAATGTCAGGCGAACTGTTTGAAAAATTAATGGAGAACAAAGATGCAATCACAGAACATGGCGATCCTTAGCCATCTCAAATCAGGTAAGACTATCACTCCCATTGAAGCCTTAGAAAAGTTTGGATCATTCAGACTTGGCGCTCGTATCTTTCAGCTGCGTCAAGATGGCTGGCCTATTCATAAGGATATGATTGATGTTGGCAACAACAGAAGAGTAGCACAGTATTGTATTGCTGCCGCTAAAGAATACTGGCCTGACTATGATGGCCCAGTAACATCCTATGAATTAAAACACGGATACTAATATGTCCTTATCCCACATTGCGTGGGCAATGGATCAGAGTCTTGGCGATCCGCTCGCCAAGCTACTGCTCATTTGCCTAGCCGATAGAGCTAACAAAGAAACTGGTCAGTGCTGGCCTAGCTTGGCACGACTATGCAAAGATACTGATATGAGCCACGCCTCGGTGGCTCGTAAACTACTGATGCTAGAAGAACGTGGCCTCATTAAACGTGACCAACGTGACAACACATCTACCCTCTACACCATGTCTCCTACAGAGACTAGCCTATCTCCCACAGAGACACCCCCCTGTCTCCCTGAGAGACACAAACCAGTAAGTAATAACCTAGAAGATAAACCTACTACTAATATATTACTCTCTACGTTCGAAGATTTCTGGGAGATATACCCCAAGAAGATTGGCAAGGGTCAGGCTAGGGCTGCGTACAATGGCGCAATGAAGAAGGTAACACCTGATGAATTGATTGCCGCATTGAAACGATACGTTGCCTACTCTGCACCTAAAGAAAAACAGTTCACACCTAACCCAGCAACGTGGCTAAACGGTGAGCGATGGGGTGATGAGGATTTAAATACCTCTAGCAGCGCCTCACTGGCACCCTACAGCCCCGCTAGGCAACCTTACCAGCCCAACACCCATGAATTAATTGCAGGGCGTATACGGCGCGGAGAATCATTCGATGGATCATGGCTGCGTGAGCCAAGGCGATCTGAATTATTATCTAAGACTGACATAACCGAGGCTGAACTCAGCAGATACCAATAGCCTCAATCATTATGCTTGCCATTGCTGCATCAATGCAGTAGTCTTAACAAAAATAAGGGAGAACAAAATGAACAGACAAGGATTCCTTGGCGGTAGCGATATGGTTCGGATCATCAATGGTGATTGGCACAAGCTATGGCTTGAGAAAACTGGGCGCGTTGAGCCTGACAATCTTGACCATGTATTCCCAGTACAGCTTGGCATACTTACCGAAGACTTTAATCTGAATTGGTTTGCCAAGGGCAACAGTATGAACTTGGTTCATAAGCAAAAGAAGTTTGAGTCTAACCTAGCTGGCATGGTGCTGCGCGGTACGATTGATGCCGCAGTCTATACCTCTAACAACTATGCAATCGTTGAGGCCAAGCACACCTATGATTACAACACCATGAACGCACAGCTTGAGCGCTATATGCCACAGTTACAGTTCTATATCTATGTGGCTAATGCTAACGGTGCTTACTTCTCTAACATCTTTGGCAACCGTAGGCATGAGTCGGTCTATGTCTCAAGAGACAATGCCTTCATTGATAAGATGCTAGACCATGCAAAAATATTCTGGCAAGCAGTGGTCGATGATGAAGCGCCAGCGTTTAATCAAACGATTGATATGCCAGACTTAGATAAGATTAAGATCGACGACATGGTAAAGCGTAATGCTAATCAAGACAATCATTTCATTAGCGTAGCGAGAGATTACGTTGAGTCTATAGATGCAGCCAAGACCAATGAGCTTGCAAAGAAAAGCCTCAAGGAAATGATCGGTGATGATGAGCGTGAAGTTTACTGCGACTTCCTCACAGTCAAGCGCAGCAAGGCTGGATCACTGCGTATCACAACAAAAAAGGAGAGCGACGATGAGTGACAAGCTAGACCTATGGAACAGAGTATCCAAGTCTGACCCTAAGTATCTAAAGAAGGTCAGCCTTGGTTCACGTTCCTTCACTGCCATTGACCCACAGTATCAGGTCAAGTCAGCAACCGCAGAGTTCGGCCCAGTCGGTGATGGCTGGGGCT